TTATTTACTTCTCGGTTTCATCCGAGCAAGTTCTTTTCGAGCCTGATTTGCCATTTCCTGTTTCTCTAAAGACGTTTCTGCTCTCAATTCAGCCAATTCTTCGTTCTGTTCTATCTTTTCTTGTTGTGTACTTTGATTCATCATCGCTTTCATACGTTCTAAGCTAAGACGATCTTGGCTCTCTTGAGCTTTTCTGTGATCCTCCATCGCTTTAAGGTCTAACTCTCTTGATCGAAGTCTAGCAATTGGGTCACTATCAAATTGAGAGATAATTTTCTTCTCTTCAACCATAAATTCTTCCATCATTTCAGCAATGAGTTTAGCTTTTCTTGATTCAATTTGCATCATCACTTGTTGCATTTGTTGTTGAGCCTTTGGATCTTGCATCATTTGAGGATTTTGCTGCATTTGCTGCATTTGTTGTAATTGTTCTGGAAATTCTATTTCAACTTGTTCATTTGCCATTAAGGAAATGTGTTCAAAAATATTTTTTTCCAAACTTCCAATGATTGATGGATTATTTTTTGCCATCGTTGTCGACATAAAATTCAAATGCGATGTAATATGAGCTCTATGGTCTTGTCCCTTAAAGGCTTGATACGGTTTTCCTGATAAAGCGTCAATATGCTCTAAGGCAGGGTCTTTGGGTTGTGGTGGAGGCGGTGGTGGTAAAATTTGATCAATATTTTTTACCCCTAAAGCCTGATACATGTCCCGATAGGCCTTGTATAAATTGTGAAGCCCTGGATTGGATTGTGCCAGTTGTAATTCTGTTTGTGCAATAGAAATTCTTTGCGTTTGTGAAAATATATTAGGATCCGCTACAGGAATGATATCGACTCTATCATCGAAATCAGTCTGTTTGATTTGTTTTTGTCCTCCTACGACATCGTAAGGATAGACCGGTGGTAAATACGTTTTAAAAATTTTTGCTAAAAGCTGAAACTCAACTTTCAAAGCTGCATACAGTCTTTTATGAATAGACGACATCACCCTTGATCCTCTTTCGAGTAAAGCCACGGTTGTTCCAACCGCCGCCTGCTGATTACCGTCGCCAACCTGCATATCGGCAATTGATGCAAATCGCTGTCCAGAAGACACTACTATTGTTAAAAGTTGTAGTAACGTTGCTGAAGGTTCCTTAAACGGAAGCATCATAAATGCATCTTTTAAGTTTCCTCCTGGTGCATCGACATCCCTGAATTCGCCTGGCTGTATAGCTTGGGCTTCATCTCTCATCTTAATGCCGCGCATTTTAAATCCTGCGGGTAGATTGGAGAGCGTACCCGCATCTAATAATTGACGAAGAGCAGACGTTGCCGTTCTGCTTAATCCACCAATCATATGTATTAGGCCAAAGCCATAGAAGCCAAGTCCTGGTAGAAATTTGAAATGAACGAAGTATTGAATTTTTTTCTTGTTCTGATCGCCGGGGTCGAAGTTTCTTCGAATCGATAAAACTTTTCTTGTGCCTTCTTCAATCGTTACAATGTAAGGCAGCTTAATGCCTGTCGGTTCGCCTGTTTCCCCTGTTTCTTCAAATCCGTCCAAGTCCAGATTAACATGGCATTCCACCAAAGTGAAAACCTCTTCGTTTTTCCCTTTGCTGACCCCTTCAAGTTTTCGTTCCTTTTCTTGCAGTTCTGATTCCTGAAAAAATCCCGGTCGTATTTCAATGTCTCGATAAAATCCTCCGACCTGTTGTTTTCTTAAATCATTTTCTGACATTCTTACGATGTGCATAATGGCTTCCGCATCCTCTAATGAGGTAGCGGCATACGGAACCACTAAGTCGTCGGCTGGAACAAACTTTGAAACCGCTCGTCCCAGTAAATCGTCGTAATAAACTTTCTTGAAGGCTGAACCTGACAGCGGCAGATAAAATAACATCTGATCGAATTCAGGGTCGTATTCCTTCATGACATTCATAATCTGATAGTTCATGAAGTCCTTAACTCTTGCTGCCTGATCATCCTTGTTCCGATCAGGGTTTCCTAAAATCTGTGTACGAACGGGTCCTTCGCTGGGCAGAAGCTCCTTGTAGGCTTGAGCCTGAAACTGTGTTACGGCTTCCGCCAACACAGGATGCGTGGTCCCTGATGCGCCTTTAAAGGGTTCGGTTCGTGTTTCGTATTTAAATCCTAAAAGATCCAGACCAGACGTGTAGGAATGTTCCCAGTCTTTTCTGGATGTCTTATAATCCTGGTAGTTGTTGTAAAGCAGATTGCCCAAGGGATCGAGAACATCGTCGGGCAGCAGTTCAGCCAAGTTGTCAAAATGGTTTTCCGTCTGCTCCTGATTCACGGACCGTGGATCAAAATTAATTTCCGCACCACCATCTTCTGTTGGGGTTACTTCTACGCCTTCGGGTGCTTGTTCTGCTGTTTCTTGAATATCTACTTGAGATTCTTCGGGTCCTGCGATTTCTACTTTTTGCTTCACATTAGGAAGCGCCTTGTCAATCTCTGCCATTATTTCTCCAATATCCTATCCATATAAGGTTTCCTATTACTAATCAAGACTCAAGAATGGGAGACCTGTTGAAATGTTTAAGTAATTTGCTTCTTTGTTTCTTCTTGTTGGATATTTATCTCCAAAATTTTGTAATTCATTTACTACACCCTCCCAATCATCTTCACGTACTTTTTTCCAAAATTTTACAGGTCTATCTTTTAGAGTATCGGTATTTTTAAAACTTCCATATTGATACCCTACAGACATTATTATTGTTTGTTGTTCAGGAGTTAATTTCCAAAATTCCTTACCTGTTGCTCTTTCATATTGATCCATAATGTCCGCTGTATAATGTTTTTTAGAAAGCCTATTAATCGTTGAAATGTCATCAGCACCTAATTTAAGATTTCTTTCTTTATCATTAACTACAGCTGCTGCTTCGTCACCCGTTAGACCAAGATAAGGTTTTAATTTATCAATCAAGTCAGGATCAAATCCCATATCTTTAAGGCTACTTTCTGTTTTTTCTTTTAGATCAAAACCCATTCCTATAGTTATTCCAGAGTTCGCAGTGGGTTGATGACCAAAATTTTTATTACCTTCGCGCAGTTTAATAAAATCCCAATCTATATTAAGGTTATCTTGTGTTGCAGAATCTTCATCTTGATAATTGATTGGTTTATCTATATTATTATTTGCCATATTAGTTAAAAGAATTATGAATATTATTTTTTTGAGCATTAATAATATTCGTATTTTTTAGTGGGTTTCTGTTCTTCCTCAAAGTCCATCTCCAATTTTATAAATCCTCCCTGCCTAAAGCGCATCAGCGCCTGCGTGGTGCTATCCACGTAATCATCGTTAGACCCGAAAGGAAACGAAGCGCACTCCTCGATGACATCGGAAGCGAACTCTTCGTTCGATGGGTAATGTACCTTTTTATCGTGAAAAATGCTAGAGCAAATATGCACCCTTGAATGCTTGTCGGTGTTCTTTCCAGGAATGAAAGCCTGTACGGGAATGTTTGCGGTTCGTAGTTCGTCTATCAGGGGCTGACCGGTCGCTTTCGCTTCAATGATGCAAATGTTAGGTCGCCACTTTTCATAAAGATCATGGGCCACGGATTTCAGTTCAGGAAAATCCCATCTGCCTCTCTCGGCAGCAATGAGCATGATATGGGGGTTTTTAGGATTCTCGTCCGGATAAAAAATGCCCCACGTGGTAATGGCTGAATAGTCCGCCGTTTCCCGTTTCGAGTAGGCGGTGTCGTAGCTTTGAATAATGAAATAAAATTTTGGAGAAATTTTTTCCTCGTACGGCTGCCACCATTCCCTTTTAATGATCGCTCCTTCTTCCGCTACGGGATTCTGCATCCACTGGGCACTCCACTTGGAAGCGCTGATTGAAGCCTTTTGCTTTTCCAGTTCTTCAAGGTCCCAGAACTCTGGCCATACCGGTTTACCGCTTGGCATAATGGCAGGAAATTCCACGATCTCCCATCGGTCTCCCTTGGTTGATTCCATCTGTGCTTTTAAAAGTTGTGCCGTTAAATCTTTCTTCGACCACCGTGTCATAACCAGAACGATTTTAGCCTTTGGCTGCAAACGTTGTCGTGGTCCGACTTGATACCATTCGTAAGCCTTGTCGTAAGCTCGACCTTCCTTGGACTGCGCATCTTGCTCGGAGTGGGGATCGTCAATGATCAAGAGGTCCGCACCACGGCCCGTGACTGCACCTTCAACACCCACGGCAAAATATTCACCACCCTGGTTCGTTTCCCAACGACCCGCGGCTTTCGAATCCTGCTGCAGGGATATATCAAAGAGATCTTTATATTCCTCACTATCAATTAAATTTTTAGTCTTACGTCCAAATCTCACAGCAAGTTCCGCAGTGTGGGTAGCCTGAATAATTTTAAGTTTTGGCTTATTGCCCATCATCCACGCAGGAAGTAAAAAAGATGCAAACTCAGACTTGGTATGTCTGGGTGGCATATTCACGATTAAACGGTTGATTTTTCCAGAAGCTAAATCATTAAATTTTTTTGCGATGACTCTATGATGGTACCCTTCTATGAATTCTGGCCACATATATTTCACAAAATTTAAAAAATCAGATTTGATCTGGGACTCCTTTTTCTTTCGCATGCTTTTAATAGCATTGATTTTCCATTTTTTGCGAACGTCTGGGGGAAGTTTATTAATTTTTTCTAAATCTATCTGCATATGTTTAATATGGTACCAAAATGATTTTAGCCCTTTTGACTGTAAAAAACTAGCAATAAAGGGGTATACTTAAGGAACCCTATTTTTAAAAGGGATATCGACTTTTGTCAAACGTTCAATTTTGAGAATCGATGTGGTACCTCTATTTAATTCAAGCCTCGCGTAGCGAGGCATACCGCAAAGCGGTATGCCGAGCGGAGTGGTCAGTTATCTTACAGTTCGGGGGGGGGGA